ACTCAAGAGCCATGGAGAATGGCGTTTGATAGATTTATTCCTGAAGGTGCGGTGTTCTTCTTACCTGAAACAATACCAGGTTGGAGAGATTTGACTGAACCTGTAACGGCTCGTTTCTATTCAGCTCACTACTGTTTTACATTAGGACAGTTTTCAAAAGAAGTACAACACAACCCTGAATACTATTTTCACGGTGAGGAAATATCAATTGCCGCTCGTGCTTACACTTGTGGTTATGATTTATTTCACCCTCATAAAATTTTGATTTGGCACGAATACACTCGTAAAGGTAGAACAAAACAATGGGATGATGATAAAGATTGGGGAAACAAGAATAGTCATTCACATTTTACAAACAGAAAGTTGTTTGGTATGGATGGTGAAACTCAAGAAGGTCATGATGGACCTTATGGTTTTGGTACAGTTAGAACATTAAGAGACTATGAAAAGTATTCAGGTCTTTTGTTTGAAAAACGTGCGGTACAACAATATACATTGGATAAGAATTATCCACCAAACCCATATGATTTTGAATCTGAAGAAGATTGGAAAAAGAATTTTGCTCAAATATTCAAACATTGTATTGATGTTGGATTTGATAGGGTTCCTGAAAAAGACTACGATTTTTGGGTTGTTGCGTTCCATAATGAAAATGATGAAACAATCTTTAGAAAAGATGCTGATAAGTCGGAAATTGACAGGATGATGAATGACCCTGACGGATATTGCAAAGTTTGGAGAGAATTCCAAACAGAACATAAACCTAAGTATTGGGTTGTATGGCCACACTCCATCTCTAAAGATTGGTGTGAAAGAATTACAGGGAATTTATAATGAAAAAAATTGCATTTCACGCTAATCAATTATCTTTGCGAGGAACTGAAATTGCCTTATTTACTTATGCAAAATATAATGAAGAAATTTTAGGTAATAAAAGTGTTATTTTTAGTTCGCCAAATAATAATTTAGATGCGTTAAAAAAATTTCAAGACAGATTTGAAGTTAAATTACTTCATTTCTATGAATATGAACAATATCTCACAGAAAACAACTTTGATTACCTATATGTGATTAAAGGTGGTGATAATGATGGTTTATGGGTAAACACAACACCTACATTAGTTCATGCGGTTTTTAGAAATAATGACCCTCATGGATATAAATATTTTTATGTTTCAGATTGGTTATGTAAAGACCAAGGGTATTCAATAGAAACACACTCACTTCCACATATTTGTGAAAAATTACCACCACCAAAATATAATTTGAGGTTAAAATTGGATATTCCAAAGACATCAAAAGTTTTTGGATGTTATGGTGGTGCGACAGAATTTAACATACAGTCTGTTAAGGATGCGATTATTGACACGGTTAATAGTCGTGCGGATATTGAATTCATTTTTATGAATATAAATGAATTTTATGACCATCCTCAAATAAAATTTTTACCAGGAACATATGATTTAGAAGAAAAATCGGCATTTGTTAATGCTTGTGATGCTATGATACATGCAAGAAGTGGTGGTGAAACTTTTGGTTTGGCCGTGTCTGAATTTGCGTTAGAAAACAAACCAATTATAACTTATGAATTATCAGGTGAAAGAAGTCATATTGAAATATTAGGAGAAAGGGGTATATATTATAAGGGTAGAGAAGATGTATTTGATATTTTTAATAATTTAGAAAATTATATAAAATACAGTGATTATAACACACCTTATTTACAATTCTCACCCGAAATAATTATGAATAAATTTAACAATTTTATACAACAATGAAAAAAATTTTAGTTTCAACAATATCTTTTGTTAACACAGAAAAAACAGGTTCTGAAATATATACAACGTTTGCCAAAAGATTAGTTGACGATGTATTAACAAAAACTCATTATGATGTTATGGTTTCAACAAATAAATCCGAATTATTTGGTGATGTTTCAAAATCTGATAGAGTTAAAATTAATCAAGTTGATTTAGGAAATCACCGTACACATGTAGGGGCGTTTAATCAACTTTTAAAGTTTTACGCAATTAAAGATATTAGTCCAATATATGATTGGGTTTTATATTTAGATTGTGATGCTGGATTTATTGAACAAATAAACGTTGATGACATTGAAAATTATTTAAATTCTTGTGAACTTGATGGATATGATATGTGTGCTTTAAGAACAGATGCTACATATAATCAGTCTGAAAAAGAATTTTTAGATACAATAGATTTAAATGCATATCCAAGACCATTATTCAATCCTAAATTTATATTCTATGGTACTAATGACCTTTGGAAAGGAGCTGTACTACCAAGTGAACACATTTTATTATTAAAAAATAATGAAAAATTACCACAAATGTCAAAATATTTTGAAGATTTTTGTACAAAATTTGAAACTCAAGAATCTAATAATATAATAACATTTGATATGGAAGCGTTTGAAATTGGTGTTTCTGCTCATTTAGCAGGATTTAAAGTTAAAGAACTTGGTTGGGGAAATCAAACAGGTTTATTAAAAGTTGGGTTTAACTATAATAATTGGGAAAAAATAAAAATATGAATACATTAAAAACACAAACAGATAATTTTATAATTAACACATTACCTAATGATTGGAGTGGTGTTAGTATACATGGTAGTAAATCGTGGGAACCACATATTACTCAAATATTAAAACGAAATTTTAAATCAGATTCTGTATTTGTTGATGTTGGTAGTAACTACGGATGGCACTCAATTAAAAGTTCACCATTTTGTAGTGTAATTTATAGTTTTGAACCTCAAAAATATATTCACGATGTTCAAAAAATGAGTATTAATGAAAATAATATTTCAAATATTCAATTATATAATTGTGGTATTGGTGACAAAAATGAAAATAAAGAAATGTCACCAATTGACTATGATAGTCCAAGTATTCACATGGGAGATTTAAGTGTTGGTATTGGTGGAGAATCTATTGAGGTTAGAACATTAGATTCATTTCAAATTCCAAAAGTTGATTTTATTAAAATTGATGTACAAGGATATGAAAAATATGTGTTAGAAGGTAGTAAAAACACGATTATGAGTTCTAAACCAACAATTATTATTGAAATGGAAGACCACCAACTTAGAAGATTTAATTATGGTGTTGTTGAATTATTTGAACAATTAAGAAATATGGATTATTACATTTATTTTTTAGACTATCATTATCCGTCTGACCATGTTTGTGTTCATAAAGATAATTTAAATGAATTTATACAAATTAATAGTCAATATATTAAACCATTAACTGAAAGTAATGATTTAAATCGTAATGTTGAGAATGGTGTAACTGAAAGGATTATTTATGACCAAAATTAAAGTGTTAGGTAATTGGGACACATCTGAAAATATTACAGAGCGACTTTTAAAACAATTTAAAACACCTGAAATTGATTTAACAAATGTAGTATTTGTTTATGATGATTCATATGACATAATTGTATTTTTTAATCATGTTTGTTCAAATATTAAAGAAGGTGCGGTTTCATATATGTTTCCACATGAACCAAGTTGGCATGGAACTCATCAAAAAAATTTAAAAAATGGAACAATTGTTTTTGGATTTAAAGAAGAGTTATATGAAGGTACTTGTATTGAAACATTAGCCCACACTTTTTATGGTGGTCGTGGTCCTTGGGTAGACCCATTATCATTTTGGAATTATGAAAATTTAATATCAAGTGAATTTGTTAAAACTAAAAACATTTCATCTTCAGTAACTAAAATTGATACTAATTATGGTGGTACTTGTTTATATCCACAAAGAAGTAAAATTGCTGATATGATTGAAAACAACAATTTTATTGATTTATTTAATGGTAATAACTCAAGTCCTAAAAGACAAGATGCTCTTATTGATTATAGATTTAATATTGCCATTGAAAATGAATATCAAGATAATTGGATAACGGAAAAATTTTATGATTGTATTTTAACGGACACAATACCCATTTATTTTGGTTGTAAAAATATTAAAGAAATTTATCCGGAAGATGGTTATATATTAATTGATAATATTGATAATCTTGATGAGATTAATGATTTATTAAAAAATATTAATCGTGATAGTGAAAAAATATACAAACAAAAAATTAATGGGTTAAAAGAAATAAAAAAAAGATACTTTAAAGAGTATAATTTATTAAAAAAAATAATAGAATTATAATATGGAATACGAAGACAAAGTTTACAAAAAATCAAGTTTAGAACATAATGATAGTATATCAACTTATGATGGTTGGGGAGCTCAACAGAATCCAAACGCATTTGAAGTGTTTTATAACTTTTTAAATGAAATTAAACCATTAAGAATTTTAGAAATTGGAACATCTTTGGGTGGATTTACATCCTTTTTAAATTACGCATCAAAAAGATTAAATATACCCTGTAATATATTGTCTTACGACATTTATGAAAAAGATTGGTATGCTGATATGGTAAATGAAGGTATTGATGTAAGAGTTGAAAATGTTTTTAATCATCATTACACTGAAGTTAAACAAGAAGTAATTGATTTTATCAATCAAGATGGTATTACTTTAATACTCTGTGATGGTGGTAGTAAAATACACGAATTTAATTTATTATCTGATTACATGAAAGTTGGTGATTTTATTATGGCTCACGATTATTCTGAAAATGAAGAAACATTTAAAGAAAATGTTTATATGAAAATTTGGAATTGGCACGAAATTGCAGATAAAGACATACAAGACGCTTGTGATAGAAATAATTTAATTTCATATAATAAAGAAATTTTCAATACCGTTGCTTGGGTTTGTAAAATAAAGGAATAATATGTCAATTACACTAGTAACTGGGCTTTGGAATATAAAAAGAGACGGGATATCTGAAGGGTGGTCACGTTCGTTTCAACATTATTTAGATAAGTTTGAACAACTATTACAAGTTGAAACTAATATGATTATTTTTGGTGATTCTGAGTTAGAATCATTTGTGTTTGAAAGAAGGGACCGTAAAACTACAACATTTATCACTCGTCCACAAGAATGGTTTAAAAATGAATTTTATGAAAAAATTCAAGAAATAAGAACAAACCCTAATTGGTATGGTCAAGCTGGATGGTTACCTGAATCAACACAAGCAAGGTTGGATATGTATAATCCATTAGTTATGTCCAAAATATTTTTATTAAATGATGCTAAAATTATGGATACTTTTGATTCTGAGCACATGTTTTGGATTGACGCTGGATTAACAAATACGGTACATCCTGGTTATTTTACACATGATAAAGTATTGGATAAATTACCCAAATATGTTAATAAATTTAGTTTTGTTTGTTTTCCATATGAAACAAATAGTGAAATACATGGTTTTACTTATGATAAAATAAGTCAAATTGCCGAAGCAAAGGTTGATATGGTTGCTCGTGGTGGATTTTTTGGTGGACCAAAAAGTTTAATTGGTGATATTAATGGAATTTATTATAACTTATTAAGTTCAACATTATCCCAAAATTTAATGGGAACTGAAGAATCTATATTCACTATAATGTGTTATAAACATTCTGATATTATTGATTACTTTGAGATTGAAGGTAATGGATTGTTTGGTAAATTTTTTGAAGATTTAAAAAATGACAAATTAGAAAAAAAATGTAAGTCAGTAAATACAACATTAAATGATGACTTAGACAATAATAACTCAGCGTTATATGTGATAACATTTAATAGTCCAAACCAATTTGAAACATTAATAAAATCTATGGAAGTTTATGATATGGATTTTATTAACAAACCAAAGAAGTTTTTATTAGATAATTCTTCAGATTTATCAACTACCGAGAAATACTCGGAACTTTGTGAAAAGTATGGTTTTGAACATATTAAGAAAGACAATTTAGGTATTTGTGGTGGTAGACAATGGATTGCGGAACACTCTGAAGAAAATGGATTTGATTTTTACTTCTTCTTTGAGGATGATATGTTCTTCTATCCTAATAAAGGTGAGGTTTGTAGAAATGGATTTAACAGATACGCACAAAATTTATACAAAAATACAATAGAAATTGTAAAAAAATATCACTATGACTTTTTAAAGTTTAATTATTCAGAATTTTTTGGTGATAATGGAATACAATGGTCTTGGTATAATGTACCACAAGATTTTAGAGTAAAACATTGGCCTGAAAAACCAACATTACCTGTTCACGGACAAGACCCAAATGCTCCAAAAACAAGATTCAAAAATATTAGAACATACAATGGAGTCCCATTTATTGATGGTGAAATTTATTATTGTAATTGGCCACAAGTGGTTACACGTCATGGAAACAAAAAAATGTTCTTAGAAACAACATGGGCAAGACCATTTGAACAAACTTGGATGAGTTATATGTTCCAAGAAACAATTAAAGGAAATATTACACCAGCAATGTTGTTAATGACACCAACAGAACATGATAGATTTGAATTTTATGATGGCTCATTAAGAAAAGAATCTTAATGAGTATTTATATGTAATGGATTTTAACATTAAGAAAAACGCAACATTGCCACTTTTAAAAATGCAAGTGGTTAGAGACGGTAGAAGTGAATACCAATCATTTATGGATTCATTAGGCGAAGCGTCAATTTTCTTTACAATGATTAATGAAGGAAGTGGGATTCCAAAAATTGTTTCAAAACCCGCATATATTGTAGAGGTAGTTGGAAATGACCCAAATGATTTACCCGAGTATTATGTATATTTTAAATTCACCGCTCGTGATACAAATACAGTTGGTCGTTATGTCGGTCAATTTTTAATTCAATACAATAATGGTTTATTGGGTGGACCTGAAGGAAATCTTATCTTACCTTTGAGAGATGAATTATTCATCAATGTCCAAGATAGTTTTATATCAACAGCCGCTCGCGGGTGTTGTTGACGGAAACAAATTTAATGACTATACTTTTATCAATGAGTAAGACAAACTCCGTATTTCACGGAAGATAATAGGTCACTCGGTTAAAATTTATAGAAATGATATCAAACGAAGAAATTAAAGCGTTCTTGGAAGGTGGCGACCCCGAACAATTCATTGTGTCCATAGAATTTGATTATGTGACAGACGCAATCTACAAAGTTAAAGAAGTTCCTGGTAAGGGAAAACAAATCATAAAAGATAATTTTATACCTTTTGCTTGGGTCGGTGACCTAAAGGGTTTAAATTTTTATCAAGGCTCAAAAGGATTACA